ATTTCGGAGTCAATCTTAATAAACCCCTGTGCCGCTAAACCAACTACAGAAGTTAAAGTTATTGATGTATCCGTGGCTGTAATCGTGCCATTCAAAGTGCCCGCAAACAGGTTAGAAGCCCCGGTTTGACGATTTACGTAGATCTGAATTGGTCTGGCTTGCTGAAGCTTATTTGGGATACTGGCGTAGGTTGATACGCTGATACGGGTAATGGTCAAGTCAGCCTGTGTGGCTGAGACATTGGCTTGAGTACGAATTACGTGTTCCAGCAGATCTACCGTATCGGTAGGTAGGGCATAGCTGATCTGCCCCGGTGTCAAAATAATTGAGCCTTGCTCAACCGTCCACAAGTTGATACCCCGGTTTGCCCAATCAGCAAATAACAGGTTTAGGCTACGCCGCGCCGTGCGCAGTTCGTAACCCGTACGCAGTTCACCCCCCGCACGCTCGAAGGCTTCTTCGACGATATCGTTGAGGTCTAGGTTAAAACCAGAAGTACCCGATGTGGTCATTTCATCTTCTTAAGTGTTTGGGCTAGCCGAGCACGTTGGCCCAGCTTACCCGGGGCTTTAGCCGCCTTAGCAAGCTTCTTGGCTGGGATCTTCTCGCCAGCCTTGACGCCCAAAGACTTTCTAAGCGCTCCCGGCTTTTTAATGGCTTTCTGTATAAATTTTGGGTCAACCGCGCCGCCCTTTTTAAATACGCCACGGCCTTTTAGGACATCAGCACGAGTAACCGCGCCGTCGCCAGTAAGATCAGGAAATTCCTTAGCCATATCAACTTACCTTTCTATGCGGAACAACTTTTTTAGCCACGCTTTTAGGCTGTGCCACAAACTGCTTTCCTTTGGCTTTGCCCGCCCTTTTGGCACGGGTGGTCGCGGCGTACTCTTGCGGGGAGAGGGCTTTGATGGCGTTTTCTGGGAGGTATCTTTCCCCTGTAGCCTTCGGTCCTTGCGTAGAGCTTTTTGTACGCCACTTTTGGGCTGTCCACGCTTTGAGACTGCGCTGGCTTTTGGAGAGTCCACTCACTTATACCCCCCACCTGCGGCTTTGTACTTTTTAGCCAGTAGTTGTGCCTTACGCGCAGACCATTGACCTGCAGCAGTACCTTGCGTAGCAGATGCTTTAATTTGATTGAACAAGCGCTTACGCATGCCGGGGTTGGTGTAATTGCCAGCCTCATTTACTTTAGAGACCTTACCCCCTTCGGCATACATAGTGACCTTGTTCGGATCATCCTTACGGGTGATCGTCTTGGCCTTTGGCATTTTAGAGGGGCGAATCGCCCCCATACCACGGCTGGGCATCATTTAGCAGACCTTTCCGCCTTTTTTCATAGCGACTTGCTTACCTTTAGTTTTGCCTTTCATAGCAACACCGTCGGCTTGCTTATGCCCACCAGCTAAACCACCGCCAGCCATCTTCTTGACCTTGCCGCCGTATTTCATGCCAGCCTCAGCCATCTCATGCTTAACCATTGATTTGGGAGCGCCTTTTTTCTTCATAAAGGACACTTCCTTCTTCATCATTGCCTTTGACTCTTTCATGACTCCACCTTCCTTTTTAGTAAACTCCTTACCTACGGACGTTGGTACGCCCACCTTTTTTGCAAACTTTGGGTTATTAGCCACCGCTTGCATAAACTTTTCTTGCTTGGCTGATACGGTTGGCATCAGACCATCTTCCCACGGGTCTTACCCCGTTGAGCACAACCATCAGCACGTCTAGAGGCCGAAGACACGCTTTTACTAGGTTTTGTACTTGAAACCCTGCCGCCTTTTTTCATCAACAGAATTGAGTGCAATCCCGGTCTTCCAGTGCCGCTCAATTGGTTCCCCATCATAGAATTTAAAACTGCTTGTGGGTTTTCAATGTTTGGATCCGTTGCGTTTGCATTTTGCTCTGGGGTTGCTGTCATTGTTCCAGAACCTCTTGTACCAATACCCAACATTCTGCTAAGTTTCTTTAACATACTTACACCATTTTTCCACGGGTCTTACCACGCATTGCACAACCATCAGCGCGTTTAGAGGCTGAAGATACAGAACCGCCTTTTTTCATACCGGGCTGGGCAGACGCACCTGTTTGAGCCGCCATAGCAGCTTTTTTCTTTTCTTCCTCTTTGTCTTCACGACGCTGCGCAAGTGCCTGCGGAATGAGACCAAGATTTGGAGCCAGTTTTCCAAAAGCACCTTCGCCTTTAATAATTCCGTAGGCAGGACTAATTGTTCCAAGAATATCTTTCATACCCATTTTATTTACCTCGCTTCAATAAGCCGGTCAATTTTTGCTTCAAGCTTGTTAAAGCGTTGGTCAATGTGCTCAACAAACTTGTCCATTTCTGCTTGAGTGACGTTATCACGGGCCACCTCTTCTCTTGTTTTGTTAATCAAAATGTTGAGCCGTTGTATCTCAGATGCCTTCTCATGCCCGATATAGGCTAAGACACCCAATAACACCGTCAACACCATGTTCCAAAGCATCATCTCCATATCAGCATTTCCACGCCCGTAGGCTCTTGTTGATACGGCTGTTTGGATCGTTAGCGGTTTTAGCGCTGGTTAACTTTTTCTTCATGCCGGTCATACGGGCACAAAATGACTTTTTGCGTGCTCCGCCTTCTGGTTGAGGAGCCTTCAAACCGGGCTTACCGGGGTTAGCAGCGTTATACGATGCCCGCCCCTTCGCGTTTAGCCCACCTTTTGGGTTCTTACCCTCTTTGCGTTGCCACGCAGGAGTCTTAGCCATTTGCTACTTTCCCATCTTTAACAAGCCGTGGGTAGAAGGCTTCATTGCCATAATCACCCTCGTACTCTTGAACCCCCATGTGACCCAATTTAATGGTTGGGTCTACCCAGACTTGGAAACCTGCCTCACGGGCGCGGTCACAGAATAGGTAGTCTTCACCTACGTAGGAGTTATCTTTAACCGCAAAGTCAAAAATGGCAGACAGCGTGCGCTCGGTCTTGTTATCCCAGTAATTCCACTGGGGGTTGTCTTTAATCAACTTCTCAATGACTTCACGCTTAATCATCATGAAGGCGGTAGCCACACGTTGCGCGCGTACTAGCCCCATGCCGTTCATAGTGACGCCGTTCCCATCTTCGTCTAACTTGACGATATAGGTCTTTTCGGTCTTTCTGGCGCAGGGGATACCGGCAGCGATGTCGATATTTGGCTCAGAAATCCATGCCATTAGCCGAATAATGTCTTCTGGCTGGAAGTTAATGTCCGCATCAATGAACATCAACTCTGTAGCGTTAGACTCCAAAAAATCCTGAACTAAAAGATTACGTGCCCGGGAAACTACCGAGCACCCACAAATACTTCCAACCATAATGTCAATCCCATGCTGCGGCGCTTGTTGGGCAAAACGCATAAGTGAGATTGCTTGCTTGAGTGAAACTTTGTGGTCGTAAGCAGGGATGCCAAAGAAAATCTGACGGCCTGCCAACGTGTAACCTTTTTCATTTTGCATTATTTGGTTATCCGTAGAAAAGTACCATTGAGGTTGTGTCAGTAACAGTGCCATGTAACGTGCCGGTTTTGACCAGAATACCTTCACCCGGTAACGGGATAATGGTGTATCCAGCCGTACCACTTGCGGCAGTGTTTACAGTAAGCACAATGTCACCACTAGCGCCGCCTTCGCGGATAACGACAGATCCGGCGTTCGTACCATTTACCGCATATATAGTTTTGATACGAGTCCGGTTAATGTCGTTATTGTTCTGGTCTTTAAAGTTACCAGTAGCAGTTAACGGCTTTGTGCCAAATACATCATATTGCATGGAAGCCATGTCAGCCTCCTATTACGCTAAGTTGTTGTTCTGAATATAAAGAACAGTTACCGTTGCTGAACCAGTCGTACCGTCACCGTTTTGGGCAGCAAAGTCAACTAGAACCTGCAAATCTGTCGTTCCGACGTTCGTGGCTTCTGTATCCAGAGTTCCACGAGTGGTCGCAAGAGCCTTAACGCTAGTGCTTGGAATAAACGCATTAGCATCAGAAGAGGTTCCAACTTCAACAGTGGCTGTACCAGTGTCGTTATTGACAATTGCGACGTTCAGAATAACGTCAACAATTTGTGAGTTTGCAGGGATAGTAGCCACGACTTGGTTGTTTGAAGTGGCGCCAATAATGTCGATTAAGGCAGATTGAGCCATCAAAACAAAACCTACGTTTGCTACGTCGGTGCCTACCGTGGTACCGGTAGTATCTTTGATTGTGCCAGCCTTTACTGGGCCGGAAAAGGTAGTAGTTGCCATATTGTCCTCGTGTAGTAGCACATCCTCGTACCCTCTCTACTAAGTCTGCTAGGTCAGTTGGTACGAGTAAAATCCTAGTCCTTACAGAATACAACAAAAGGGGGGTTTTGCAACCCCCCTCCTACAACTTAAGCGCCCGGTGAACCGAAGACGCCTAGCGGATCAGACCAGCCGAACGAATAACGCTCACGAGCCTTGTAACGAACGTTACCGGTGTCGAAGTCGCCGTCCATCGATGTTGCCATCGGGGTACGAACGAAGTGCTTCAGACCGTTAGGAACGTCAGTTGTCAAGAACCAAGCATCTGGGTCGGTCAAGAAGTGGTTAACAGTGTAACCCTCTGGGATCGAACCATTGCTCTTCAGAGCGTTGATGTCGTTGTCAGCCGTAGCAACACGCAGTTCCGTCTCAA